TTTTTACCTGATACCCTACTTCCTTTACTTCTATCTGATGGTCTCCATCTGCAACCACGCATAATCATTTGTTCAGCCAGAGATGGACCAGGATCGCCACGCTTATGCCAAAGGCTAGAGTCCAACACACCATAAAGAATAGTACCATCTTCTTGTTCTAAATCTAAAATCATATCAGCTAAATCAGTAGCTAATACTTTCTTTACATATAATTCTCTATAAACTACTAACTGATCGCTAGGACTTATAGCAAACCACAATATGCCACTATAGCTTCCATACCCATAGTCACAAGCCCTAAATCTCTTCCAAGTTTTCGGTATAGAAAATGGATCAACGACATGAATATCTCTATTAAATTCGGAAAAAGCGGAACCCTCGCTAACATCCCAATCTCCCTCTAGTAATTGTTTTCTTTGATGTTCAGGTAAAGACAATAACATTGTTTCGTATTCACCTGATTCAGCTAAATAGGGATTATCAAATAATCTAGCTGGTATAAATCTACGTTTAAATAATGGTTGACCCTCTTTACTGTGTCCTTTAGGATACGAAAGTTTATCACCTGTTTCTATATCTGTTGCCCAAAACGACTTATTATATGGAGATGGATCAATAAACATTTTCTTGACCCATTGATGTCCTATACCACCTGGATTTGTAGTGGCTCTCATAAAGATAGGCAAGTCAGGACTAGCAGTACGTAAACGTGAACGTAAATAATTCCATGCAAAAGGTGTAGACCATTGTGTAAGCTCATCAAATCCAATCCAACTAAATGCTAAACCTTGATATCGTAATACGTCTTCTTCTCTGTCTAAGTATGAAAACCATAATCTGCCCCCTGATGGAGCTACCCATTGCATCTTTCGTTCTGACCATTTTATATTAGGTATAACTTTCGGATACAGTTCTTGTGATTTCCAAACTAGTTCTCTTAATTCTTCAGTTGTATGTCTAACTAACAGTCCTGAAAATTGAGGATGCATAATATAACGTAGTGGATCAGCTAACATTGCATATGACTTCCCACCTCCTGCAGAACCGCCATATAAAACTTCTCTTTCACTAGATGCTAGAAACTCTGTCTGCGGACCAGGATTAGGTTCAAATATAACCTTTCTACCCTCATATGGATCAGACTTTATTTCAGGAACTTCGACTTCTTCAATCTGTGGCTTTACTTGCACCGACTCTTTCGGTTTCGATTTTTTCTGCCGCTTTGATGACTTCTTCGTACCTTTTGGCATACTGACGTTTAATTGAAGCTGCTTTCTTACGTCTTCGTTCATCTTGTACTCTTTTTCTTAATCCTACATGAGATATATATCTGCCTGTTTGTTTTGATAACCAATTAGATATTTCTCTGTAACTATATTGCCCTAAATACTTCTTGGCTTTTTCAAGTGCATCTAACTCACTTTTAATTGGTCTAAGAATATTTGGATCTTCAGGATCTTCTACATAACCAAATGGTATTGTTCTTGCCATTTTAGGAATAGGCAACCATTGATTTGTGTAACCTTTTATATCAGGCTGTGGTAAATCCCAATATCCTATACTTTCTGATTTCATTTTCTTCTAGTTTTAGTTTTTGGTTGTATTCTTACATTTCTTCGTTTAGCTAAAATTCGCAAATTTTTCTTTGAATTATTTAATGGATTCATATCTTTATGATCAACATGTTTGCCATCACCTTTTGTGACAAGTCCTGCTTTTTCAAATGCTCTTCTTGCTTTATTGCGAGATGCTCTTTTCTTTTTTTGTAAAGGTGTCTCGTGATATTGCTTATATTCTTTTTTATAGTTACGTTTGCGTTGCATCTGAATCTTTAGGTGGTAATATAAACAAACCTGTAGATGAAGTCACTTCCATCTTTTCAGTTTTAGCATGGCCTGTTCTATCTAATAGATCTTTAGCTGCAACCATCTTTTCTTTAATACCTAACTCTGTAGGATCATCTAAGACGTTAGCCATTGAAAATGCAGCTTTAGGAGCAACACGAGCTAAATATTCTCTAGTCGCTTCATTGATCTCATCTTTTAAACTACGAACAACTTCAGATGATGATGTACCATCCGAATAACCTGCTAGTTTTTTAGCTTGAACAATACTGCCTTGTGCTTTATCAAATAAAACATCTAAGAACAATCTTTGCTTTTGTGTCAACTCTCTTGGCATTACGTATCTACCTCATCTTTTGGTTTTTCTGTTCCGGGTATAACTTGACAGAAAGGTTTTGCTTGAAATACAGTAGGAAATTCAATAGCTTTATTAGCTTTTTCTATTGCACTTTCAAAACATTTTTCTTTACTTACGTGCAAGTCATTGCCTGTAATTACCATGCAAGATTGTGCATACAAACTTCCACACAGTATCATTATTGACATCCACATCAGACTAACTCAAAATGCGGGGCATCTATGAACGGCCGTCTACCCTCTGACCGGCGTAAATCAATATACTGATTCATCAAATCTTCAGCACTACCATCCCATTCATTTAAAGGTTTATGCCATGCTGCTCCCCATCGAATAAGTTTACCCTCTTTAATTGCTGCATCTTTTATAGCGTCAGCAATATCATCATAAAGATTCAACTCCCACGACACACGTCCCGAAATATAAGCGACTAAATCGACTGCATGACTTGTGCCTGTAGACTCTTGTCGTAAGTGACGAGAGTTCATTGTTTTTGAAGCCCCCTTTTTGACTAGTTCAGCCTGCTCACTTTTCGTCCGCAAACCGCAAGTGACTCCAAAATCAATTTTTGTCTTTTTTATTGCGGCTTTTACGATATTCACTAATGATTCGTTTACGTCTTTCAATCTCTCTAAACTTCTTGTACTTAATGTATAACTCATTTCTCATCTCTTTTCTTCTAACGTAGTCACTCTTATGCTTTAAATTTTCTAATGGATACCTCCTGTCACCTATATAGTTTTGGACGTATCTTATGTGTGTCACCTTTTCTTCATTCCAAAAAACTTACTGACAGATCTAATCCCAAACGATGCGGCCACAATCGCCCCTAAACTTATCTGATACCAATCCGGCATATTCTGCAATGCAATAAACCCATCAGTCACGATCTGTCTTCCCCAATCACCACAGAAACATAGAATCAGCGGAAGAGAAAACAAAATTGTTAGCCATTCGTCTTTCCAACTGCTTTGTGTAGCACGTATAGCAGCAAGCTCCCAATCAATTTCACCTGTTGCTTCTTTCATACGAATCTGTGCTTCAGCTTTTTGCACAGCCGTCTTCCCATCTATGTAACTTGTAGCGAGTCCACCTAATGAACCAAATATGCTTGTTATTGCACTAATCATATTTTTTATTTTTACCTGAAAGATACTGCACTCTTTTTTTAGTGTAAGACTCTAGCCATTTAATAATTTTTTTTAACACTTCCATCTTCTCCTTGCTTGTCTTAATCTACTATTCGGATTCCTTGCTGCTTTAGGAAACTTCTTCATCTGTCCTGCAGATCTTGCACAATATGACTTTCTTCTTTTCGCATCCTTACTGCCCTTTTTTACTTTACCTGTAACAGCAGTCTTTAATTTTGATCCTGGATTATCTCTGCGATATTTAGCAACACCTTTCTTAGTCATACCTGCACCTTTTTTAGTTGGTCTTTTATGACCACCTTTAATAGTATGACCTTTCATTGTTCCTTTTTTGCTCATCTGTATGCTCTCGTTTTTTTCGCAATTTTTTTAGGTTGCTTTACAAATTGCTTACCTTGTCTGTTGCCTTTAGCTTTAGCTCTATTGGTAGCCGCCTTTTCTGACGCACTCAATGATTTCCAAGCAGCATCAGGGAGATATCTTCGTTTACCTTTTGATGGTTTACCTGAAGATGTTCTCCACTTTTGCTTGCCCCAATCTTTAAGACTTTTTTGACTTTTTGCGAGTGCCATTAGTTGTTACGATTGCGATTGTTACGCACCCTTTCTTGTCATTTTTTTTTTCGGAGTGCCACCTTTAGACATACCTGTCTTCTTCTTCATCATCATAGCACCACCTTTAGCCATGCCTTTCTTTTTCATCATAGCACCACCTTTAGCCATGCCCTTTTTCTTCA